CTCAGGATGTCCTGTAGCACGTCTCGTGTGTCATTCATGGCCGGCGCCCTCCCCCCGTCCCCATGGGACAGGCAGGCGGTCCGGTGAGCCGCTCAGGGCCGAACGCAGGTCTGCCGGCGTCATAGGACGGGCAGGGGGCGGCAGCGAATCCAACCGCGCCCGGATCGCATCGATGCGTGCCTCAATCGCGGACAGTGCGACGGCATACCGATCCCGCAGGGATTCAGAGACAGGCCGCTCGCCGCGCTCCAGAGTGCCGATCAAGGACGTAGAGACGCCCATCGCGGTTGCCACTGCAGATTGCGTCACGCCGAGCTTGTACCGCCACTCGACTAGGGGCCGGAACTCAGGGTAGCCGGCAGGTGCGTTGAACGGATAGGGGGGTAGAACATGGGACATCGGGCAACCTCGCAAAGTGTGCCGACCCTTCCCACTCCCCAGATTGCCCTAGAAACAAGCCCGCGCTCGCCGTAGTCAATACCGTAGTACGACCATGCGATATCAAGTCCTTTACAATGGTGGAATTGCATTGTATAGAAGTGCTCAGGAGTAGCTCTGCGAAAGCGGGGCGTGACATCTTGGTTGATCTGGAGCGTGCAAAGGCGTCGGGTTGGCTGGGATTGCTGCAGAACGGTTGTGGCGACCGGGCCGCAGCCTATGGGACGGGGGGTACTCTCGCACCACTAGCCGGCGACGGTCAATCCTCATCTGCAGAGTCCAACCCAGAAACGACCATGCGAACGTCGGTTGATCGGGGGGGCCAGGATCCGACACCGCTGAAAACTCGCATTCCAGCAGTCGCGGCATCATGATTCCGGCAGGCTCCCCACCTCATCCGACCACGCGGCGGCATCATGGCACACCCTACCAACATCACGACCCTACCTGTTTGGCTTCCCCCAGCGGATGCCGCCCGAACCCTCGGCATCGCAGAACGGACGCTCAGATTGCGGGCCAGTCGCGGCGAGATTCAGCGCCGGCGTGACGGTCGGCAGACCCTCTACAGGGTTGAACCTCAGACGACGGCGGCAGCGCATCGCGGCGTGCCGACTGCCGGCGCCGGTCCGACCTTGGCAGGTGCCGGCGATGTTGCCTCTATCGTCGCACTCGCCGAACGTGCGATTCGGGCAGAGATTGAAGCCGAGCGACTGCGAGCCGAACTCGACACGATGCGGCGACAGGCCGCGCGCGCGTGGGCAGGGTGGCAGGTTGCGAAAGCGACGGTTGACCAGCTGACTGCAGCGATTGTGTCATTCCAGCAGGACCGCACCTAAGGATATACGCCCGCCCGCAATGCCCTATATGCGCGCCGCTGGGGGCCGCTGTAGCGCATTCGCAGGCCAGGGCATAGGCAGGCAGGCCGTCGCCGTCCAACGCATCACAGGGGCCCTCAGACGCGCGCGCGTTGAAGCATCCCAACTCGCTACGTCAGGTCGACCACGATGTTCACCCGCCCGGACACCGCCGCCGGCTCAGGGGCCCGGTCCAGACCCAGCAACCGCGATTGCGCCGCGGCGATGCGCAGCGCGGTGAGCACAGCCGGAATGTCGCCCGTCAATGCACGGTCCCACACCGCCGCATTCAGCGCTTCCAACCGCGCAACCTGTAGCGCCCGCCAGTCGGCAACCGCGGCATCATCGGGCAGTGTCTCTGCCGCCTCTCGCTTGACCAGCTCGTGAGCGCGCGACACCGCCACCCCCAGCCGATCGGCAATCTGCCGATAGGTCAGGCCCTCAATCCGCAGCGCCAGCGCCGATCGGTTCCTCTCATCGTTCGCGGTGTCAGGCATGTTCACCCCCTATTGTTCGCAGCGTCCACAACAGACCGCGCGGCGAGCATCACCCGCGCAACCGTGCCCATCTGCCCTCCCGCTTCCAGCTCGGCGAGTGCGACCTCGAGACGCTGAATCGCCGTCGACAAGGGGGCCGGCATGGTCGCCGGGGTCGCCGGGGTCGACGTGCTCAGACCAGCGAGCGCCGCCCGGGGGACGCGCCATTGACGCGGTCCGACCTTGATCGCATCGATGCGGCCGGACCGGAGCCACACGCGGACGGTCGCCGGATTGACCCCCAGCTCTGTAGCGACCTCGGCAACGGTGAGCAGGTCGGATGCCGTCATGCCGCCACCATGCGTCGGATATCTTCGGAAGCGAACGCCCGTCCGGTCCGGCTCAGGATGCCGCGCGATTCCAACTCACCGGCGACGGCACGCAGGGTCCGGCCCTCGGCACGCAGTTCACGAGCAAGGGCAATGGTCGCTTGCTCTGACTCGACAGGCACCAAGGCGCCGTCGACGTTCTGCAGACCGTAGGGGGCCCGCCCGCCGATGTACCGCCCCTCGTTGAGCCGCTGGCGCATCGCAGCGCTGGTTCGTTCGCCGATCAATCCGCGCTCCAGTTCGGCAGCCGCAGCCAACACGGTCAACATGAATCGGCCCATCGCAGACGACGTGTCTACGGTCTGACCACCAAGGTCGACAAGGTGCAACGCGGTCCCTCGGCGATCCCAGCTCTGCGACGTCTCGACACAATCCACGGTGGAGCGAAACAGGCGGTCCAGACGCACGGCGATCACGTGCTCAGGGGCGCCCTTGCGACGATTCAGCATCCCCAGCAGTTCGGCACCGCCTCGGCGGTCTGCCAAGGGAACGGACGCGCTCACACCCTCATCGCGGACGATGCCTGCGAGCTCAATGCCGCGCATCGCACAATACGCCCGGATCGCCGCTTCCTGCGATGCGAGTGAAGCGCCGGTGAGTGCCTGTTCTTCAGTGGAGACTCGGATGTAGCCGACTGCGAGCATGGGGGGCCAGGGGGTCTAGGGTTGACGTCCGGTTGCGTTGGATGCGTTATGGCGTAAACAACGTTCGTTGTCAACGGTGTTTGTGTCATGAGCCATGCACTCCATGCACTTTATGCACTATTCCCAGTTCCCCCTATCATGTGCGCGCGCTCCCGCGTGTGTGTGCGCGCCATAGGCAGAACCGGAACTTTGCTTAGAGTGCATGGAGTGCATGGCCCCCCCCCCCAGACGGTGCGATTGACACAGAGGCTCCCCACCGTGTCAGCCGCACCCCCATGGAACACGCTCGCCGAGCCTCTACTTCAGCCGCAGACCCTTCACCATGGCCCGCCCGCCCCTGCGTTCTGTCACGTGCCCCCGTATCCGCAGCCGCCCATTGAATGCGGCAGGCGTCACCTTTGGCCCATCGTATCCGGCGTTCGTGGTGAGCCATGAATTGAACGAACCGCTCAGGCTTAGGGCAGGCGTCCAGACACCCCCGGCAACCTCGCAGCATTCAGCCAACCACGATCCGAACTCATCGTGATCGGTCATGTGCGCCGCGCTGGCATCGTCGACGATGCGACAGGGCGGCAGGCCTTGCGTGTAGTACAGCCAAGCGCCTTCAATGGCCCATCGGAGAATCCGGCCGGCTTCCCCCTTCAACGTCTCAGGCAATCGCGGGTCGACCTCGGCAGGCGTGCGACTGAACGGCAGAACACGCAGTCGCCGGCGCCAGCCCTCATCGGTTGCGCCGACAGCAGGCACGCTCTGTCCCAGCATCACGAGCTTGCCTACAGGCTTCAGCTCAAACTGGTTCTGCCGCATGAAGTTCGCCGGAACCGCATCGCCGGCAGACCACGCCTTCACCCGGGATTCATTCAGCCGCTTGATCGGCGTTCCCAGCGCCGGCGATTCCGGCTCTGCAGACACGATCAACCGCTTGCCATCCAACCGGGCCAGTTCTTCCCGGTGCGGGTCGTGTGCTCGTGTGCACCACGTCTCGACTGCAGACGTCACCGCATAGTCCCCCATGGCGAACGCCAGCGCATCCACGAACACGGACTTGCCGTTGCCCCCAGCTCCGACCAGACACCAGAGCTGGTGTTCGCGCGTCTCGCCGGTGAGCCAATAGCCGGCGATGCGTTGCACGTAGGCCAGGACCTCGGCATCGTCGCCGAACGTCTCAGACAGGAACTTCAGCCATCGTGCCGGCGGTCCCTCATCGGGCGCAACCCGCGTGCGTCGCTTGACCATATCGGTCGGCGATGCCTTCCGGATTGCGCCGGTTCGTAGGTCAACCAAACCGCCCGGGGTCGCCAGCATGTGCGGTTCCCGGTCCCAGATGCGAGAGCCTTCAACCCGTAGCGCGCTCAGGTCCCTTGCACCCTCAATTATCAGTCGCCGGACCTTAGGCGTTTGCCATCGCGGGCCAGGGGGCGGCCGGTTCGAATCCGATGGATGCAACTCATCCACCCGCGCCGCAATGCGTTCCAGCAGGTCGACGGCCTCATCGTGAACCGCTCCGTAGACATCGGCCCGCCCTTCCCCCGTCGCCGTCCAACCAGCCCCATCGAACCGCAGCCATTGATCCCGGTCGACGTCATAGAGGAACCAACCTCGCAGCCGGTCGACCAGTAGGTCAACGGCCCATTCCTGCGACGGCCCGCCGTCCGGAATTGCGATTGCGCGCGCCTCCCTCGCTTCAAGCGCGGCTTGCATGCTCACCACCTTGCCGCCCTTCATGACAGCACCTCGGCGGCAGTGATCGCCTCGGCGACGGCACGCGGACCGCCTCGCTGCAGCAGGTCGTTTAGGTCGCCGTCGCCGGTGTCTACCACGCGGACCATGCACCGCCCTCGCAGATGCGCGGCGAGCTCCACCATGTAGCGCAGCCCGGGCCCATCCCCATGGGGACAGAGCAACACCCGTGCCCCATCCGGAATGCGTTCAAGTGCGGCTTGCGCGTAGGACTGCCCCCAGATGCCGATTGCGGCAGGCGCGGCCTCGCATGCCGTGCCGTCGCCGAACCATGTGGACGCGGTGAGCCAGTCCGGCCCTCCCTCACACACGAGAATGCCGACATCCCGCACGAGAGCGACGGCTTGACCAGTGCCCCGCAACATCCCGACAGCCAACGGACACGCATACACACGCCCTTGTGGATGCGTACCGTTGTGTCCCTTCGGTCCGCGTTCTTTCGCGGGGTCGCCGTCCGGCAGTCTGGACGTCGCCCGGCCCCGCACGGCGACCAGCTCACCTCGGCAATCGTACACGCCGAACACAACCCGACGATGATCGAACGTCGGCACCCTGCCGGCAGGGGCGGCACGAACGCCAGCCATCGCGGACAGGTCCGGACAGAGCGCCCGGGATTCCAACCATGCGACGGCCTCGGCATCGTCGACCAGCGAACTGCAGCGGCTCCAGACTTCACGAGCCTCGGCAGCCGCACGCTCTGCCGATTCCAGTTCGGCGACGGCCTGTTCACGGTCTGCCCGGCGACGCTCTGCAATGCGTCGTTTCCAGTCAGTGCCGGCGATAGGGGGGCCAGGGGCGACGGCGATCCCCAGCAGGCCCGCAAGCTGCAGCCCGTGCCCTCCCTCCTGTTCTGGGAAGTCATGCCACAGACAGCCGCCCGGTGTGTCCGGCCTCGCAGTGATCGTGACGTTCAGCCCGTCCCCACCGCGCCAGACGGCAGCGCATCGCCATTGCCCCGGCCCGCTGGGTTTGGCGTTCGTGGCTCTCAGGATGTCCTGTAGCACGTCTCGTGTGTCATTCATGGCCGGCGCCCTCCCCCCGTCCCCATGGGACAGGCAGGCGGTCCGGTGAGCCGCTCAGGGCCGAACGCAGGTCTGCCGGCGTCATAGGA